AAGTGGCAACAACTGGGCTGTATTATATACAGCAGTACTATATCGTCGAGATGCAAATGTTAAAGCCTCTCGTGGGCCAAGCTAACGCTCAACATATCCTAGGATTGTTCCAGCGTTGGGAAAAGGTTCATGGAGCGCGCTGGCTGGTGGGCAGATTTAAGGAGTTATCTTTGGATTTGTTGACTCATAACCAGCCTGTTGCAAAACACAGTTCTGGCCGATGGAAAGGACATTTGAAGCATCTTTATGATGCCGCTCAATCCTCTCGGGAAGGGCTAAAGTTATGCCTACGGTTTCTCCGATTAGGCTCGCTCTTTCAAGCTAAGCCAACAGTGGCATCCTATCGGAAAGCTCGGCGTGATTTGGGGAAACCCAAATCCGTTGGCCATAATATCATGGTTATACCAGATATTAGCTTTCAATGGGACGGCACCTATAAGGTTAAATCTAAAAGATCTCCCTTTTCAGATGCAAGCACTGCGGTCACGGATTGGCCGCGCCTCTTGAAAAGACACTGGAGCTGCTTTAGCAGCTTTGTGACTCTAGATCTAGGAGACCTAGAGACTTGGGTATCTTCTAAAGTAGACGACGACGTTGTAGGCACGTACACCCTCTTATCCAAAGATGGTGGACTTAAGGAGCGGGGAGTGTTTTCTCCTCACCCGTGGATCCAATCTGCCCTTTTGCCATTGTATGACTCTTTGGCTTGGTATGCTAAAAGACTGCCAGGTATGTACCATCTTAACGCTGAAAGCGGCTTGGCAGCCGCCATCAACTTAGTGGCCAAGCTTGGAGACAGGGTTGCCTCTGTCGACCTGCGGGCAGCAACGGATGAAATACCGCTAGAGCCCCAGGTAGACATGCTCTACCGTTTATTCCCGGAGTTAGCCCCGCAAATATCCTTATTTGCAGATGTGGCTCGCTCGGCTTGGATGACCCCTCACGGGTTCACCCTGACCATGAAACGTGGTCAGCCTATGGGAGTAAACGTGTCGTTCCTTTGTTTCTCAGTATATGTTTATTTACTGATCACAGAAACGTTCCCTGGTTTGGAGTTTCTCCAAGTGGGGGATGACCTCTTTGTGGCCGGGGACGGCACAGACCTGATTTCTTTCCTCGAGTTAGTAGATATTCCAGTATCCCGCATGAAGTGCATCCGCTACTCACCTTGTGGGGAGTTTGTGGGTGCAACCTTCGACGCTTATGGCGTCTTAGTGCCTTCACGGACGAAGAATTGGCGGGCTCTTTTCAGAGCTTTTGGGAAGGCTATGTTGCCGGTTTGTCCACCCCGCTATCGCTGGGTATACATTCTGGCGTGCCTTCCTCCTCCGGTTGGGTATGGGATCAAACCTACTGTTATCGAGTGCATACCTCCTATTTTGATATATGAGTTGTATGCCGATAAGCTGAAGCCA